ATAGTAGCATCCGGACTTGCACCCTGGAACATTTCAGCGGCATTTACATCACTGTATTCTGTGCTGATGGTACCTTGTATAGTTTCAGCAAATATGTTAGAAATAATTTTAGTAATAATACCTAACTTTTTAACTTTGGCAGGCGGTGTGATCCATATAGGTGCAGTAAAAGTTATAGTCATGATATCTATATCTTCATTGACACCTTGAGGCACCGTTCTACTGCTCCATACTTGATTTTCTAATGTTATAGTTGATAAACTAGTCCAGTCAATGTAATTGTCTGTGGTTTGTATTTCAAAACTAGGATTAAAGAATACAACTAACTGTTCCCATATCTGTAATTTTTGTTCAGTGTTTGTTGACCAGATGTCGGCTGAGAACGTTATCTTATAGGGGCTGGGCATTATACGTTCAATGGTATAGTTGTTGCCTTGTACGTTTAGATATTCATTGTTATCTTCGTCGAACGCTCGCTCACGAATCTGCACCTTACTAATAAAGGTGGGATCTTGTAGCCTAGTAAGATCGTATTGCATGTCTTTAATATAGCAGGCAATAAATGGCGCACTGGGAATTGTGTTCTCACTGTTCTTTTTAAGTATTTGACCAACTTGTCTAGTCATATCACCATAGCGAACAGGAACGCGAACTAATTGCCCCTTGGCATCTTTATAAGCAAAGTTGCTCATAATTTGTATAAACTGTGTCAAGTATCTGCGTACTTGCCCATCATAAAAATAATCCATTAATTATCTGCCCTTGCTTTTAGTACTTTACTCAATGCTTGACGTTCTGGAACAACTACTCCACCTATGGTTGCAGTTGTTGTGTTATTAACAAAACTAGCCTTCATTTTTCGTCTCACTAATAGTGGATCATTAGTCTGCGTTTCACCTAATGTACTTGTGGTCATACGCACATTATCTTCAAATTTAATCCAATTTTTGCCATCATATCTAAACAATCTATTAGGCAAGTAATCAGTTCTTAAGAAAAATTCACCCTTTATAGCACTGCCTGGAAATGCTATGCCAAAGCTGTATGGTGCGCCATCTGGCGGAATACCGTCTCCAGTTAAGTAGCCCACATAATAATTTTTAGTGGGACTTGATAAGACTGCGCTGGCATCTAATGCATCTGAACTTACATCAACTTCACCATTGGCTACATCTTCAACTTCGACTAGACCTGTTTCATCTCTAGGAATTACATAAAACTGATTAGTTTCATATCCGCTTTTTTCAGCATCTGCTCTAGCCTGTGCTATGATTTGATCATTGATATCAATGTTCTTTTGATACGTGGACAACAAGTCTCTTAATGTACTGCCATCTTCTGCACCACTATCTTGATCGAGAATTTCTTTAAATTCTTGTGTATCAACTAACGGAGCACATTTAGCACGTAGTAAGTGCGGATACCATGTCTGACTATAACCACTGGCAGGGCGATTAACCTCACTGACTACATAAAATCTTTTTAACGCTACTAATCTGTCATCTAGTGCATACTCATCTTTTTGGTGCGGCAGTTCAATAACGTCACCTGCCATGATCTTTCTACCAATAGAATCATGAGTCCCACGTAAGTGGAATGTAATCATGATATTATCGTTTTGTAAAAATAAACCAAATTGACTTAGGTTAAAATCAATGTCTTGTAGTGTATAAATCCCGCGAATAACATAAACATCAGGATCGTAATGACGATCTCTGTTTTCCATAAACAATACGTCTTGTATGCCTAGCTCTCCTGCTTCAGCAACATTTGCTGGTTTTGTGGGACTACTTTCTCCCTCTAATGGATTTACTGCCCCTAGATACTTGTGCAAGTAGATGTCAGTTCCGCCCACCTGGAATTGCTCATAGATTGTGCGATCTAGAAATTTAAAATCATTGCCCTTTTCGGGACGGTAAAGAGAAAGTCTTGGCATAGTCTACTATTTATAGCTAAATATTGATATGACTGAGAACGAAAACGAACGCCAACAAGTAATAGACTATTGCAAACTGATGCTAGGTGATGGCATGGTTGACGTAGAGCTAGACCCTGCCCATTATAACACTGCCATTGACCGTGCTTTAAATAAATTCCGTGCTAGAAGTACTAATGCTGTAGAAGAAAGTTTCGGCTTTTTAATGCTAGAAATTGACAAAAACGATTACATTTTACCTCAAGAAGTAACAAATGTACGTCAAATCTTTAGGCGAAGTATCGGTTCTAGGTCAGGGGGCGGACAAGGTGGAACCTTGTTTGAACCATTCAATTTAGCGTATTCAAATACCTATCTCTTAACTTCTTCGAACATGGGCGGCTTAGCTACCTATTATGCTTTTGCTTCGTATCAGAAGCAGGTAGGCAAAATGTTCGGTAGTGATATTAATTTTACATTTAATAAAACTACCAAAAAACTAACTATCATGCAACGTCCTAGAAGTGAGGAAGAAGTGCTTCTGTGGTTGTTCAACTATCGTCCTGACTTTAATCTACTACAGGACCCATTTGCTAAAGGATGGTTAAGAGACTACAGTCTGGCTACCTGCAAGATGATGCTAGGAGAAGCTCGTGAAAAATTCAATCAAATTGCCAGTCCACAAGGCGGTACAAGTTTAAACGGTACTGCATTAAAGGGCGAGGGCAAAGCCGAAATGGAAACATTAGAGATGGATCTAATAAACTACAAAGACGGCGGAACACCACTTACATTTGTAATTGGCTAAAAAACTATTGACAATTATACAGAATTATAGTAAATTATAGTATCACAAGGAGATGCTATGATTATCGGATTCGTGGGTTTTATTGGTTCAGGCAAAGATACTGCCGCAGATTATTTGGTTAACTTTCACGGATTTCGCCGAGACTCATTTGCAAATACTCTTAAAGATGCAGTGGCCGCAGTGTTTGGTTGGGATCGCACACTTCTAGAAGGTCGCACATCAGAAGCCCGCGAATGGCGCGAACAGGTAGATCCTTGGTGGTCAGAACGCCTAAACATGCCACACTTAACTCCGAGATGGGTTCTCCAATATTGGGGAACTGAAGTATGCCGACAAGGCTTTCACGATGATATTTGGATTGCATCAGTAGAAAACAAAATGCGTAAAACTACAGATAATATTGTAATCAGCGATGTTCGATTTCCTAACGAAATAAAAGCCATACACAGTGCAGGTGGCATTGTAGTTAGAGTACAACGTGGTCCTTTGCCGCATTGGTACGATGTTGCCATCCAAGCAAACAAAGGTTCAGAGAACGCACAAAATTTCTTAAAGAACGAAAAAATTCATACCAGCGAAACTGCATGGGTTGGATGCAAAATTGACCACGTAGTTCACAACGATCGTAGTATTGATTCTCTGTTTGCTGAAATTAAAAATCTGGTTTCAAATCACCCTGTCGCCACGGTAGCTTGAGTTTGTGAAGTATGCGTTGACAGTTAGCGCACACAGATTTTAAATTTGTATATCTGCAATTAGCAGGATTGCCATCAACATAGAACACATTAAACTGTTCACTGTACTTTGAAGTATAGTTACACTTATCGCAGACTGTTTTCTTTTTGTAGCCCGCTAACTCCCACTTTGGAGTACCGTCACTTCGATTATTAGCACAGTGGTCGCATTTTGACCTGTAGAATGCTCGACCTTCTTTGTAGTAATTAACTGCTACTGGTCTTTGATTGCATATCCTACATAAATTTCTCATACCCGCCCTTTTTGCGCCCTTTTGTAGTGTATTTAACCTGGTGGTTTTATCATCATCTTGGTAAATAACTCAAGTAATCCATATAGGAGACAGTTAAATGGCAACATTGAATTCACCAGGCGTACAAGTAAGCGTTATTGATGAGAGTTTTTACACTCCATCAGCTCCCGGCACAGTGCCGATGCTATTTGTAGCCACACAAGAAGATAAAACAAATCCAAGCGGAACAACCGCCTTGGGTACCACAGCCGCTAATGCAGGTAAAGTATGGTTAATCACAAGTCAACGTGATCTAACAGATACATTTGGAACACCTTTGTTCTACACTGACAGTAGTGGCAATCCATTACACGGTAATGAATTAAACGAATATGGCCTACAAGCCGCTTACAGCGCATTGGGCGTAAGCTCACGTGCATACGTAGTACGTGCAGACATGGACTTATCTGCATTAACACCGACTAGCACAGAACCAGTAGGTGCTCCTGTAGCAGGAACATACTGGGTAGACACAGCATCTACACTGTTTGGTATCAAAGAATGGAATTCTAGTACACAAGCCTTTACGGTTAAGACTCCTATTGTTTTAGATGATACAACACCTACAAACAGTTTTACAGGTTCTGCTCCAGCAACAAGCGTTGGACAAATTGGCGATTATGCCATGGTTGTAACTAACGCAAATGCAAATACATTGTATTTTAAAAAATCAGACAATACATGGGCTTCTGTAACTGACGGATTTGAAACTAACAAAGCATTACAAATTAGTCCTCACTATACATACCCAACAACATTCAATACTGGCACATCTACTGGCAGCGTATGGATCACTTCAACAGTTCCTGCAAATGGCGCAAACTGGGCTGTTAAAGTATACAACGGCTCAAGTCGATCATGGACTACTGTCACTGCACCAATCTACTCAAGTATTTTATCTGCAAACTTTGCATTAGATCAAGTAGGTGGTGGCAAGAATATTGCTGTAGGAACTGTATTCATTGAGTCTAGTTACAATCACGGTGCTGCCGATGTTGGTAATTTTAAACTTTGGAGAAAGTCAGCGGCTGGTTCAACAACTGCGGTGAGTAATTTAGTTGCTACACAATTAAGCACTACTTCTTCATTTACTATTAGAGAAACGTTACCTTCAGGTGCGTGGAGTTCTGTTAGAACTGTTTCATTAACTAGTACAGGTACTTCTATTGGAAGTCAAATTCCAGCTGGTATTTCCGGCGCTGGATTAACTTATACATCTGCTTCTTGGGATGTTCCTACAAATGTGCTAACTATAACACACTCAGGTGGTGGCGCAATTGAATTGTACACAGGCCCAGAAACTGTATTGAACTCATTCTTTACAGCTGGCACAACTGCTAATGTGTTTAGTGCTCCTACAGGTGATTTCACAACAGGCACTACATCGTTCACATTTATTGTAACAAACTGGAAACCGTTAGTATACGAAGCAAGAAATGATGCCCCTACAACAATCCCAGCAGATGCAACAATGTGGTATAACAGTGTTGTCGACGAAGCTGATATTTTAATCCATAATGGAACTACATGGGTAGGAATGCAACATTCTTCTAGTCAATTCTATAATACTGGATTAGACGAAACTGGTCCAATTATCAGCGCCACTGAGCCTGATAAAAATACTGGTCAAGCAGATGGATCAGCACTAGTTGCTGGTGATATTTGGGTTGATACTAGTGATGTCGACATGTACGGTAGAAACATTTATGTTTAC